ATCATTGTTGCCATTGAAACCCTGTTTGACAAATTCCTTGCATAGCTTGTCTTTTTCAGCCTTGTCAAGAAGTTTCGCAAGAAGTGCCTGCGGAAGTTCAAAGCTTTCCTTTATGCCGAATAGTTCGTTAATTATTTCTGTTGTCATCTATGTCCTGCTTTCAAAACATTACCCCTCAAGGTCATCAGCCGCCTGCCTGAGCCACTTGCTTGTGACAGTAATGAACTTTTCCTTGGTTTGTGGGTCTTCAATATCATTGATTTTTTCAATGAATTCCGTAAGCCCTTTCTGAACGTTTTCAAAGATGATCTTCAGCACAGCCCTTGCTTCGTCTGCATTGCCTGACTTCAATTTCTTTTCCAACTCTGCCTTGGCATGGTCCGCTTCTTCTGCCTCAGACTTAGCTTTACTGAGGGCAGTTTCATACTTAGCGACGGCTTCCTTAACTGCATTGTCACGCTCTGCCTGTGCTTTCTTAAGGGCATTATTTTTTTCAGCTTCTGCCGCCTTCACGGCTTCACGGTTTGACTTCTTCAGCGAATTCAGCTCTTTCATATGTTCGGCATGAAGTTCCTGACGGATAGACAGCCTTATCTTGTCAATCTCTTCTTCGTCGAGGTCTCTCTTAACTACCTCGATAGGCTTGTCCTCGGCCTGCTTAAGCTTTTCTCTCAGTTCTTCAAGCTCAGCTCTGAGAGATTCGGCGCTTTCTGTCTGCTCCTTCTTCTCCTCCTCAAGGAATGTCAGTTGTTCGCCTAATGCCTGCTTTTCTTTGATTAGCTTCTTGACTTCTTCAACTGTCATTCCGCCAAGGTCATGTGTGTCAGCGAATTCTTCACGTTCGTACTCCGGAAGCTTGGAGAGAAGCTCCAGCTTTGTTACACCTATACTTGCGTGTTCTTCAAGGAACTTTGTGCTGTTGTCCTCATAGAGCTTGATATAGGTATATGCCTGGCGTTCTTTGAACGTGTAATCGCCATTGCTTTCAAGATAATTCTTGAAAGACTCATAGCCAAGTGATATGTAGAGCTTGTAATCTCTGATATTTTTCAGTGACCTGCCCATTTCTACGATAGCCGTAGCAGCTGTTCGGTAGCACTCGCATATGTGCTGATGTTCTGCCATAGCCGTTTTCATAGATACTGTAATTTCTGTGTTTTCCATTGCGTTTCCTCCTATTTTGGTTAGTTATTCAGCGGGTATAAGCTGCGCCTGTCGGCGCAATATGAGATTATCAGCTTTAAACAAACAAACTGGGGCGATCCCGTAACTGTTGTCCGCATAGCCGTAGCTGATAGCACCTGTCGGGGTGACGTAACGCACGGCGTAATCGTAGTTGGTGCCGCACCTCCACGGAGTAAGCGACCACATACATTTTTCAAAAAGCGGCACATAATCTCTATACTTGCGGTACTGGTCGCAATTGAGCAGCGTTATATAGTCCTCACACGTTCCATAGGCTTTGTCGCCGTTATCGGCGATAAGGTCAGACGTTTGCTTTATAAGCTGCTTTGTATCAAAATATTCCTTGAGCACATCTTCGTTGAGAAATCGGCGGAGCGTTGACTTTTCCCAGTTGTTGCAGCCGTCCTTGTACTCATTGTTAAAACGCTTTTTCCACCAGCACTCAGCCGTTATCGCTAAGTAGTTGCCGTCGATAATGTCGAGGCATATAAAACGTATACCATTATATACGAACTCCTCACCGGGTCTTAGTTTGATCTCGTTCATTGTTATTCCTCCTAGCTTGCTTTTCTCCTTTTAGTCAGCTTCTTCTGGCTATTCAGCCACTCTTGGAAGTTGACTTCAAACGCCTTGATTATTTCAGGCTTTTCAAGCTTCTTGCCCGTTAAAGGGTCTTTGACTTGTTCATTCTTAAATCCGTGGCACTGCACGATATGGTCAGCATTGTCTATTTCAATCGTAAACCATGACTTATCAAGGTCAGACGGCTTTCTGATGAATAGAATTGTCGTAACCCCACTGCAATGCCTTGAAGCATAACCGCCGACGCATATTCGCAAGTCCTTTCCCTCTCTGATAATGCTTTCGGCATTCTCTGGTACAACCAACTGAATACCAGGATAGCTATAGCCCTTATACTTCTTGCAAAGCTTCTTGTATCTGGGCTTATAGGCTTCCTCAAGCTCGGCGGCTTCTTTTCTCTTGCGTTCTTCTTCCATGAAATTGAAGTTCTCAACTGCGTTATCATGCGCTTCGTTCAGGTCTCTCGGAAAGGCTATGTTTTTCAAGCGAAAATCATAGCCTATTTTCAAGCCGATATTGGCATAATCGTCATACAGCTTGACAAGGCGCCTTATCTCTGAGTGATCGTCTTCGCAACGTTCTTCTTCGGGAGAGTGCTTCATGACTTTTCTCAGGTATTCTAATGCCTGCTCTGGATCAACGCCTGCCTTTTCAATGCTGGTACAGTAATCAATGATATAGCTATACATTCGGCAGTAGAAAAGGTCTTTCTTCTTGCCTTTGCGCTTGAAGTCCTGATACACCTCAATAACTTCTGCCGGCGTGTGATCTTCAAGAATGGTTTTGACCTCATTTTGCGTTAGGTGCTTGAAGAACTTTTTCGGCGACTTTGCCGACCAGTCCAGAATCTTATAGTTTTTTTTATTTCTCCACAAAAGGTCCTGAACGAACATTGCACAGTCCATCTTTGTGGCCATTTCAAGTATGGGATACATAGCATACGCTGTGTAGTAGCGTTCCTGATCGAACTGGGTGATGTAGCCATTTTTCACAAAATCTATCCCTGAATACTTTAAAAACGTGTTACGAAGTGTCTCTTTGTAAAGATATCTTTTTGGACGACTTGCAAAGCCGTCGTTAAAGGCTTCGCAAATTTTTTTCTTTATTGGGTGAAAAAATGCTGTAAAGCCGTGTCGTGTGTACGCATAGCCGACATTGTACACCTCTGCTCGTCCTTTTCGTAAAACGTACATCTTCTTGATGTCAACAACAATGTTCGGCTCTCTATCGTAGTCATCTGTAGAATAAAGGTTATAATTCTTCTCGACTACTGCTGCAAATATGTAGACCAAATCATCGACAACTTTATACACACAAAGGTCTATGGCCTCGGCAAGCCCCACTTGCTTGTATCCAGCAGACTTATACTCAGCATTGACCTTGCAGTACGGACATACACCTCTGTATCCGTGTCTGACTTCGTCCTGCACATGATAGATGTCATCAACATCGTTCAGATTGACTTTGTATTCTTTGTTGCAGTTTGTGCAGAAACAAGTGTATCTTCCTGCACTTGTGCGTTTGTAAAATATGTAAGGCGTGAAACAACCATTAATTTTCTTACAATCATTGGCATTGAGCTGTGGGAAACTCTCAATGTCAGCACGCTGGTCGGGCGTGAGGTGGTCTGTATATACGGGGAATATATCCAGCTCTTGCTTGTGCTCATCAGTTTTCCACATTATCGACTCACCTCAGATCAGAATAAGTCATCAAAAGAAACTGTGATCGACTTGCGCTTCTGCTCAGGCGCTTCCTTGTTGACACTACCACAGAGGTCTATATCCATGTGATAACGTATCTTACAGCCAGGGAAGAAAAAGCCTGCTGCGGTCTCATAAGTCTTGAAGTCTGATAGTGCAAAGTTGCTATCCTTAATTGCTTTGTAAACTTCTTCAAAACACTTCTGAAGTGTGCCGCCCTGAGCGACCGCCTGTGCGAACTCCTCGTCTTGCTTGACGAAGCTTTCAAGTGCGTCTATGACAGGCTGAATGATAGTACTCAGCACTGTGTTCGCCGATGCTCCACCGCTAAGCTTAACGCCCTCTCGTTCGTCTGTGAGTTTCTTTAACGCCTGCTCTCTGTAGCTAGTCATAGTTCTTTACCTCCTCTATTCCTAATGCAACATATCCATTCTTCAACCCCCAACCACTTAGGACATATGTTATCCTATATCTGCGGTTTGATATCACATGAATAGCAGGATGTCCGTTATTTACTGGAATGAATTCAATCGTGTCTCCAGGCTGAAAGCCTCTGTCATTTTTACGAATTTCAAAGCATTTCTTACCTGCAACAACTGCTTCACAGAAGCATTCTTCCAGCTTCAAGGTATGTGTTGTTGGCTTTTCCAATAATTCTATCTGTTCTTCTGGAATAAGATTGCTGGTTGAATTAATTGGCTGATAATCTTTTGGAAAATAGAAATCTGCGAATTCTTCTATTCTATTTCCCGTGTCCTTAAAGAAGCCAAGTCTCTGATAATGCAATCCCTTTTTTACAAGCCCGCTATTGTCATATACAATGCACATATCATATGCACAGTCCGGCCATAAATTGATCTTATCAACTTCTTTGCCAGTGCACCATGTCAGCCCCTGCCCCTTACATTCTTTCATGAAGTTATCGTATTCTTCCTGAGTCTTGACATGAACAGCTATGTTCTCATACTTGAATTTTCTCCAATCAAATGTTGGTTTCTGTTTATTTGAATTCATCTGCATTATAATCCTCCGTTCTGGTTTTGAAAAACTTGCAACGTGTGCAAATTTCTTGTGTTGGCTTCTCGATTAATGCCATGCACTCTTGCCTTATACTGTTGTAAAAAATACATGGACCTGCGTTATGCCTTGGCGGGGGCGATTTGTAATTCAGTCGCTTTCTGGCGCCTGCAAGTTCAGCATTATAGCATAGCAGGTCAACGTCTGTTATAATCGGCATTTACTCTCCCTCTCTTCCGCTTGCTCCGATCAGTCCTTCCAACTTACATTTCGTGCTGCATATCTTTCCATACGCCTCTCCAATGTTAAAAGCTCTATGTTCTCGCTCAGACATTACTTCATAGATATCGATTATATCTGCACAGGCTTCATCTACGGTATCATATGCTTGACAAATCTTCTCTTTTGTGCTATCATCAACTTGAAAAGTGTTTTCTTTTTTCGTTGAGCTTGTACCTGTTGCCGCAGGTGCAGGCTCACTTTTTATGCATTCAAGAACATTCTTCATAAAATCAGTAATGCAATTACCTCTATTCATAAACGGACAAGCTCCACAGTTGTCTGCTATGCAGCATTTTGCTGCAAGAATTATTTCATCTCTCGTCATCTTTATCCTCCTTAAACTTTTTCTCCCAGTGCTTTTCAATGGCACCAAGTACTATGTACATCACGATATCCGCAACGATAAGCGTCGCTATGGATAACAGTATTATTCCTATGGTACTCATTTTCATTTTCCTTTCGTTCCTGCTTCGACTTCTGTCACTACGATAGACCCGTTGTCGATAAGAGATTGAATACGTTCTTCAAAATCAAAACGCTGCTTGTCTGTAAGCCCTATGGTCTTCGGTATGCCACGGCTCTTAAGATACATGGTATACATACTATGTATCACGACGTTGGCAAGGTTGAAACGATACTTGACGTTAGGAAACTGCTTAGATTCTTTTCGATAGATAGTATTATCGACGTATACTGTCTTACTCATTGTTGTCACCTAGGCGGCAGTTGCTCTCAGCGTCATTGAGGTGATAGAACTTGCAGTCTGTACACTCCATGCAGACATTACAGCCCGTAACTACGTTCAGCTCGTTTTCAGCAAGATACTTCTTGACGTTCCCTCTGAGGTATTCGTCTATTGCTGACGCATATCTGCTGACAGCTATAAGGGGATTTCGGCGCTGATTAGAGCTGAGTGACGTTTCCAACGGCTTTCCGTCCACAGTGATGACATATTCACCACCTATGCGGTTAAGCTTGACAGTGTTGTTGAAATCATACATCAGTAAATCATCTCCCATACCTGCCCAAGACCGAGCATTACTACTATAATCATGAATGCAAAGAAGATAGTCAGCAAGGCCATTGCGAAGCACTCTCTGCGATCTTCACGCTTTCGACGGGTAACGAGCTTGTTATGCTTGTCTCTCTGCTCCCTCATTGCCAAGTAATCAACCGCCTTGACATCTTCATTGAGTGCAAGGACTACGTCTTTTTTTGCCATAGTTTTTCCTCCATTTTCTCAGATTCTTTTTGATTTGCTGATAATAACCGTTATAATCTGATATTATCATCTTGACGCTGGTATTGTCCGCCATGTCAACGATGACGAATTCGCCGGCACATATAGAATAGCCGTGGCGTATCTCTCGGACATAGCTTTCAATTCCCATATCCGTTGCTATTCTGATGACGGCTTGCGATATCAGTGAATTGCGGGTATTACTCTTTGTGTACATTTTCGGCACCTTCCAACTCCTTGATACGCTCTTCAATATCAGCCACCAAATGCTTCTCTATGGTCTGCGCCACGTAGTAGCTTAGGAGGTCTTCTTTGCTCAGATCTCCATGCCATAGCTTGTCGGTGACAAGCTGAGCCTTATTAATGGCTCTTTCTATCTCAGCGTTTGTTCTTTCACCGATAATAGTGTCTATCTTCATGATGTGCAGCACTTCTTATCCCTCTCTTTCTGTTTGAAGTGGCGGTAAAGAATGCTTGCGATAACGTCAATCGGTATCTTCTTGACCTTGCGGCGGGTTTCTATGATCTTGCCGTCCTCTATGCGATATGTAACGCTTACGGGAATATCAATCGTTTCTTTCACTTTACTGCCCCTCTTTTACATTCTCAGCTGACCAGCGCCGGAACGCTTCCAAGCCTGCTGAAGTTTCTTTCTGCTCCTGCAGGGTAGTCCTGACCTTGTCTTTGACTCTGAACTTGCGGATATCGACCTGCCCCACTGTACATTCTTCGATATAATCATCTATGCCCAGCGCCTTGACCTGCTCCCTTGGATTGTCAATGAAAGTTTCCAACATGGCGTTCTGAATGGCTTTCATACGCTTGCCACCCACGCCATACTCTGTTGCGGTTTGCACAAGCGCCAGCTTGATGTTGTCCGCCAGAATAGCCCTGTTCTGGAGATTGAACTCTTTGCAATTCCGTTCAACGAACGTTACTACCATGTTCAGATCTATGCCGCTATTCTCGCACGCCCGCTGCATTTTATAGGCATATACACCGTCCTTGTCCCATTCGTTGGCAATTTTGCAGTTGTCTGCAAAATCATCTATCCATTGGCGACATTTCTTGGGATAAAACGTCTTAGGATACTCCTTATTCAGCACTATCAGCAGGGAACAGAGCATTTCATAGTTCTTGACTATGACCTCGAAAGCAAGGCGGTTCTTATGATAGTCTTTTATCTTATGGTTTGTCACTTTTATTCTCCTTATTTAACTTGAATGCTCCCACCTTGTATGATATAATAAATTTGAAATATATCAGAAAGGGGGATAACTATGAAACTAAACTATGATTGTGTTCGTGAACTTTTGCTAACTCTTGAAGAAAACCTAGTCATGGACGATAGCTTGTCATTTCCAAGCTTAACCCTTAAGCAGGTCTGTGAGAAAATGCCAGACTTCTCACGAGCCGATATTGTTTATTCTTCAACTAAGCTCTTGGAAGCCAAGTATATTGAGGCAAAACCCATAGGGGCTGACAGCAAGATTATAACTATTGTCTACAGCTGTATCACATATGAGGGTCATCAGTATCTCGACAGCATTCGAGATTCTAAGCTGTGGAACACTGTTAAGACAAAGGCCAAAGCAATGACTTTTGAATTGGTCAAGAAACTTGCTGAAATATATGTTGTGAATCAGTTCACGCCTTGATCATAGCTGTTTCTGAATAAAGTCTGTTATGACTTTGTTCAACATTTTGCTTTTGATTTTTATAATCTCATTTTCCTCAGGAGATAGCTCATTCACGAGTTTATTTCCTGAGACTTCTTTTTTTAAAGAGCAGAACGCTCTTGCAATCTCAGGAAGAACACTGTCATATACTATCTCATTGAAATCATGGTCTGTTGATTTTGACATTGGTATCACCTCTTTTTTTCATTTTGTTGAGGTCAACAAAATGTTATTAGGCACTTAAAAAAAGCTCGTTGTATTCGACGTCAAGCCCACGCTTGATTTTTACTATGTCGGTATCTCTTATGGTAAGATAGCCGTTAAGCATATTACTGAATGTTTTAGCCGAATACCCGCAAAGTGCGGCTGCGTCTTTTTGCTTGATGTTTCGCTCATTTATAATGCGCTTTACGTTCTTTCCAATGATAGTTAACATATGAGTTCCTCCTTTCGAGTCCATTATAACTGGTCTTTAGCTATATTATAATCCATTTAAACTGTATTGTCAAGCTGTTTTGTCCATTTTAAGTGGACAAAAGTATAGAATTTAATCTAGCTATTTTGGATGTTTTCAACAAATTTCCTCGATTTATCAATTTTTCTCTATAAAAGTCTTGAAATACTGGATTTAATATGATATAATAAAATTGTTGAAAGGAGGCGATAAGTTGATAGGCGAACGTATACGGGAGCGCCGCAAAGAGTTAGGAATAACGCAAGACGAGCTCGCTAATAGAGTAGGTGTTAAAAAGACCTCAATCAGTAATTACGAGGTTAACACAAATTCTCCACCTGAGAAAGTCATAATTAAGCTAATGGAGGCTTTAGACTGTGACGCAAACTACTTATTCGGAGGCTGTGACGAGCAAATTATAGTTACGCCGCACGAGCAAAAGCTAATCAAGGCATATCGGCAAATGCCCGAAATGCAACCAGCGATTGACAAGCTGCTTGACATTGCAAACGATAAATCTATTATGGTATATCGAGCTGCCGAAAGCTCTGACGGGCACGAGGACGAAATCTTAAATATTTCGGCTGAACGTCTGCAAAAGTTGAAAGACGCACCCGAGAGCGACGATGATTTGTAATTACATAAACAAATACCTCGTAGGGCATAATACCTTACGAGGTGATGTCGTTTGCTTTACGGTATTTATAAAGATACCCGCAACGCTGCGTGGCGTTGTCTAATTGATTACAACGTGTCAGAATTACCCGTTAAACCGTCGCTAATCGCTCGGGCGGCAGGGATAAAGGTAATAAAAAATAGCGATGTTCACGAGCTTGCCCCACACGAAAGCGGTGCAAGCGTGCTTGACGGCAAGCAATGGTATATAATATATGATGACGAAAATACTCGTCAGCGTTGCAGATTTACCGTTGCGCACGAGCTCGGGCATATTTTTTTAGGACACGAGCTCCGCAAGGGGTATCACGCAAGAACATTTGACACCACACGCCCCACGATTGAGCAGCAGGCGGACGCATTCGCCGCTCGGTTGTTAGCTCCTGCTTGCGTGCTGTGGGCGCTGAATGTCCGCACTATGACGGAGATAGCGGAATTATGCGACATATCAAACACCGCTGCTCAAATAAGAGCCGAGCGAATGAAAATCCTATACTCTCGGAATAAGTTTCTTACAAGCCCGCTTGAAAAGGCGGTTTATGATAACTTTAAAGAGTATATACAAAAACAAACAGCGAAATAATTCGCTGTACATAGGGAGGACAAAATGAAGAAAATTGTTATTTTAACTGCGCTAATATCCGCTTCATTAATGATGTCTGGCTGCTATAAGATCACATATGAGCCACCAGCGGCATCTACAACAGCTTCCACTACTACGGAAACCACAACAGTAAGTGAAAAGGCGACCGTAACAAGTCCGAAGGCGACTACAACAAGAAAAACAACGACCACAAAGAAAACAACCACAACAACTACTACCACAGAGCCTACCACCACAACAGAGCGAATATCAGCTGATTATCGTAATGCGTTAAGAAAGGCACAGTCTTATAGCGATAGCATGCATATGTCACGTGCTCGGCTATATGACCAGCTGACATCTGAATATGGTGAGGGCTTCTCTGATGATGCTGCCAATTATGCGTTAGAGAACTTAAACGCAGATTATAATTATAACGCCTTACAAAAAGCACAATCATATGTGGATACTCAGTACCTATCGAGGTCAAGACTATATGACCAGTTGATTTCGGATAGTGGTGAGCAATTCACTGAAAGTGAAGCTCAATATGCTGTTGACAATGTTAATGCAGATTACTATGCGAATGCTCTGCAAAAAGCACATAGCTATCAAGATAATATGTCTATGTCAACAGATCGCATATATGAGCAGTTGACATCTGAATATGGTGAAGGCTTTACCCCAGAAGAAGCTCAGTACGCTATCGATAATCTATAAGAATAATGGTCGAACCTTTAAGAACTATGGAGCCTTAGAAAGGTGTGTATCGATATGAATAAATGTAATATATGCCATTGTAATCTTGGCTTATTTTCAAAAAACAAGCGAATCAGAGATGGCTATATATGTGATGATTGCTTGAAACGTTCAGGCATCAACAAGCCTAAGATAGAAATAACCATAAAGGACGTGCGTAACGCTCTTTATGGAGATCTTCCAGAGCCACAGAAAAAAGCTGTGCCGAAAGCTTCTTCACATAATGACAAGGATAATGTGATTGATAAGTATTTTAGAATAAATAAGGCAGCACACCGATTTTCTTTTGGCAGTGGTGCTGATTATAAGTATAACCAGCTTGTGAGCTATGAGCTTCTTGAAGACGATGAAACTGTAACAACGGGTGGAAACGGTATCAAGCGTGCGGTTGTCGGCGGTATACTTGCAGGAACTGCGGGTGCTATAGTCGGTGCAAGCACTACTAAGAACAGCTCTAAGCAGCTTGCAAATATGCTGAAAATTAAAGTGGTTATAGATCCTGACGCTCAAGTAAGATATGTTCATTTCGACGTAAAAGGACTTGCCAAGGACACGGCGGCGTATCGTGCCGCATATAAAAACGCCCAGCAGGTCATGGTCATGCTGGGCGAAATTGAACAGTATAATAGACAACAGAATGCAAAGCCTGCTGATGAAAAAGTTATATCTATCCCTGAGCAGATAAAGGAATACAAAAGCCTGCTCGATTGCGGAGCTATAACGCAGGAAGAATACGATATTAAGAAAAAAGAGTTATTGAAGTCTTAA